TTCTCATAACCTTAGCAAGTCTGTTGTAGCTTCTTACCTGTAGCTTATCTTCTTTTTTGGTTTCAGACGGATGGATATATTCAGTAGGAGTTTTTAGAAGATACTTAGACATATTTATTAAAATCCTAGGCAGATCTTCTTGAGACACTTTGTACCTGACACAGTTGTTCTCATTTTTTCCCAATAGGACATTACAAGTCCTACATAGAACTCCCCGTATTAAACCAGACCCTTTCACTTTTTTTACATGATGATGGTCTACCACAGCTTCATTAATTGATATATTTCTTTCACAAATCAAGCACAGTCCTTTTTGAGATTCTAATAGATCTTTTCTTAACTCCTTTAACTGCGACCATTTTGTGTGCTTCATAGTTTTATTAATTTATCTGCTGAAAGATTCAATTTAGGCATGTTATTTACCATAATAACTTGAAGGTCCAATTCGTCTATTATTGTTTTAACCATATTAGAACAAGCTTCCTGGTATTCTGGAGAGACATTTTTAAAAGGCTCGTCTAATAAGATCAAACGTCTAAGACCTTTTTTAAAAATAAATGCACATCTTAGAGTAAAGGCTGTGATATCCATCTGCCCTCCAGAGTGAGATTCATCTATATTTGGATCCTCATCAAATAAAAGATCTAATTCATTGGTGTTTCGCCTTTCAACAAATTTGGCTGTAAAGTGAGAAGGTTCTGTAAATACTGATCTCAAAGCAAGATTAACTGTCTTTTCTAAATAGAGTTCTATATCTCTTAGAGTGTTTTGGGCAGCGAGAATAACTACCTTCTTAGCTTTCATACCTGATTTATGTTTCTTTTTTGCAACGTTGAGTTCTTTTTTGAGTTCTTCTTTTTTCTTCTGAGATAATCCTAATTCAACCATCTTATCTGAAAGATGTTTGTGTGTTTTTTTGATATCAGAAAGCAGCTTCATCATTGCTATAATCCTCAAGGTTCTCTCTCACATTTTCACCTTTTGCAACTACCTTTTTAACCATTCTATCCATGATATCGTCGAGAAGTTTTTCAGGATCACAGTTTCCAACTGTTACAGATCTTCCCCCGTCTATTTTTATATTCTCATAGTTTCCAAGATTTACTGTATAAGTCACTGTTACCCAAACCTTATCTTCTAAATTTGACAAAGGTGTTTTTGGGATAGTGTCAGTCAGTTTTCTTGAAGATGATTTAGGCTTACTTTCAGATGACGGGGGTTTGGATGCAACTTTTTTCATACTCTTATCTCCTTTACTTGTTTGATGATTTCATCATATTTTCTCTCGATTTCTTCACGAAGATTATTTAAATTGGTTTTGGATTTTTCTACAAAATTTTCGGCTTCTTTAATATCACGAAGACCATATTGATTTATTAACTGTTCAGTAATTTCTTCCTTTCTCCCTTCCAACTTGTTGATCTCTGAAACCCCTTCTTCAATTTGTTCCATCAATGATACCAATTTCTTTTTCATCCTGCCTCCCTATGTTATAAGCCTTTATTAAAGCGTTAGCTACTTCTTCTTGATGTAGTTTCCACACATCCAGTTGAAGTAATTGCATAACATCTCTGTTTACATCAAATGCCCATCTTTTTGCTTCTAAATGTGTCAGACTCATCTTTCTCCATCTCCTCAAAAAATTCAATAACGTCCTTATCAGACTTTCTTTTTAAGATCTCCAAGTTCTTCAAGAAATCTGACATGGGTAGGTAATCTTGTTTTAAAGATTCTACAAGACTTCTTAATTCTTCTTTAGTTGTTTCTTGTTCTTTATGCTTAACCATATTAAATACTTCACCAAAAGGTTTTACAGGAATTTTTATCTCATTAATCTCTCTGGTTATTGGATCAAACACAAAAGCAGCAGGCTCATGTTTATTCTGATTTATTGAAGTTCTCATCAATGATCCAGCATTAATTAATGTCCTATTATCATAAGCATATACAAATTTTTGATGATTGTCTCCCGATACAATCAGATCAAAGCCATTGCTCTTCAGAAATTTGTTGGCTAGAACATAATCTTCTTGTTCATTCCATAAGGCTTTATCTTTTACAATCATTTTATGTATGATTAAAACATTAAATACATCCTTATTTTGAATTTCAGGAATTTCCTGCCCCCATGACGCACCATAAATATGAAGTTTTTCATAAGGGTCAAACGGGATATTGCCCAAAACTTTTAAAACTTTTGATGATTGTAATACGCTGGTTGGAATATTAGTGTTGTGTATATGATGGTTTTTTGTATCATGTTGTCCAAGAACAGTAAGGATTGGAGGAAAAGGTGCAAAAAAATCAATCCATTTTGATAACATATTGTATGAGACCTTATCGGCTGCATCAAAGAAATCTCCTGGTTGTAAGATAATAGAGATATATTTATATCTTTTATTAGCTACTCTCATGACATACTTGAGCTTTCTTTCTTGTTCAGAACGAAAGTCATCAATTCTATTTACCGGATTGGTTTCTCGTATGTGAAGGTCTCCGAATATAAGAAGTTTAAAACTCATAGGACATCCCTTTCATATTTCTTTTTTTGGAGGCAATGCACGGGGTATTTTAAGGGCTACTAGCTTTATTGAATAAACATTGGTCTCATCCCAAATCCTTTCAAAATTAAGCAGACTTAGGATAGTATTGTTTCGATCAGAAACTCCAAGCATCTTTTTTCGATTAATTTTTATGACTATATCATCTCCTTCAACAGAGATTTGACAGTTGTCAAAACTAAAAGAGTGCTTCCGGCTTAAAAAGGTTTCTGACATAAGGGGCAGACCTTTATATCTGTTTTAATACTTTCACATTCTTTTCTTAACATTGAAAGAGATTTATTTTTAGATAAAATGTCCTTGTTGAGTCTTTCATAAGAATTGATGAGGGCATATATTGCTGAGTAATTATCTTCGTCTGTCTTCAAGTCTTGATACTCTTCTAGTAATTCAGAAGTTTTATCAAGAAGGGTCCTCAGTCTTTCTTTATATTTTATCTTATTTTCACAATTTGTCAAACTACTGATTAAAGACTTAATAACTTGAACCTTCTTGGATTCTAATTCCAGCTCACCTGATTTAATTAGAAGATTTTTCACATCATCTTTATGTAATACGATATAAGATAGTCTGTTTATTCTTTCTGAGATTTTATTATAATTATAAATAATATTTTCAATTTCTTCTATCTTGCTTGACTCTTTTTCAATATTTAATGCTTGATTAAGAAGTTCTGATATCTGATCATAAGGCTGTTTATATTCTTTTAGAACATCTATGTTGTGTGTCTCTTGAGCTATCTGAGACTCAATGGTTTTAATGTTAGATGCAATTGAAGCTATTTTNTTATCAACTTTCTGACGAGTCTCATCTATGATGGAAAGGCTTGCAACATCATTAAGTTTCTTTGCTCTTTCCCCAGGTGTATCAAATAACAGAAAATGTCTGTCAAATTGAGTCTGAATATTATAGTCACTGATATTAGTTATCAGTTGGACCAATTCAGGAACATCGCTTTTAAACGACACCAGCTCTGTTTCATTATCAATGACGTAAGAATTAACAGTACCACTTTTTAGTCTGGAAATTGTCCGATCATCAATATTAATATCTACTTCAGTAAGAGGGGTTGTTTTAAGATTCTTAGGAAATACAGTACTGCCCAAAGGTTTGTTCATTAAGGCCCATCTTATTGCTCTAAGTGAGGCTGATTTACCTATTCCTGAAGGACCTGATATTGCGGTTAGTTTTGGATGGAATTCAAGATATAGATGTTTGTGCTGTTTGAAGTTTTTTATTATAGCAGATTTTAGTTTTGACATTAACCTCTCCCTATTGGAGTTGTAATAAATGTATCCATTTATCTAAAGAAAAACTTTTTAATGAATACTTATCAACAAAATTTATGAAAGCATTTATAGTTGGGGGTTTATAAGGTCTTAATTTTATTTTTGGAGTCCCACTTAATGGAAGAGTTACTAACCATTTATCAAGCTCATAAGACTCTGTTGCCATAGCTGTGTTAATTCTATCCGCTATTTTTTTAGAAGACTGCCCCAGGATATATTTAATTGCAGTCTTTTCTGCAACCCCTTTGATCCCTTTAACTTTATCACTGACACATCCTCCAATTGCTTTTACCTCAGCCCATCGGTTAGGATGTATCCCATATTCTTTTATAAAAGTATTCTGAGTTATCAGTTTTTTTACTTTTGGGTTTTTCACACACACACTTTCATTTAGAAGTTGAAGCATGTCATTATCTCCGGAAACTATAATGAAGTCTCCAGAATTATTTTGGATAATAGAAGCTATTAAATCATCTGCTTCGTATCCTTTTCGTAAGAAATTATTTATAAAAAGATCGGGGATGATATTGTTTTTAATTATCTTGAACTGCTTGTATGCTTCTAAATCATATTTATTATAATTAACAGGATCTTTGGCTTTGTATCCAGGACAGTATTTCTTTCTTATACTAGAGGTACTGTCCCAGATGAAAGCTATATTGTTGTATTCTAATTTTGAAAGAACTGTAGATAGTTGATTAAAAAATCCAAATATGATCCCATTTTTGAGTCCTAATCCAGTAGTATGTTTAGCTCTATGACAAAGAAACATGCAGTCAATTAGAACTGTTTTATTCATATTTCTTTTTCCTTGGAAGTTTTAAAGCTTCATCCATCTGTTTACACGCCGTGATTACCATCTCATCTAAGAGTTTTCTGTTCTCTGGATTCTGTTCGATAAAATCAACTATCTCTTTTTTGTATCCAATGAAATCTTTAAAGATGTATTTCTTGCTCCAGATAGTTTTTCCTTTCTCCTTTCTCTCATCCTTTTTGATGTGTTTGGTTTTAATCAAGAAATCTATAGTTGGAGTAATCCCATCAATTCCATAGGAGTCATATATATCAATCTGAACTCTGCTTTTCTTTCCAGTAGCTTTATTCTTTTTGGTTGCAACAATCACTTCTCTTCCTACAATTTCACTGACAGCTTCATATTCTGTTTTAATCTGTTTTTTGGAGGACAGACTGAGTATATATGAAACGTAGAATTTTAGAGCACTTCCCCCTGTTCCGGCATCTTTGGATTCAAATTTAGCAGCATCGAATTTTGCACGAGTTTGTGTGACAATGATAACAATTGATTTTGTTCTTTTAACTTCCCCTTTAATGACCCTGAACATCTCCGAATATAATTTATAAGCAGCTCCTCCATAGGAACCCCCTGCCTCTCCTTCTTTCTGAAACTTATCTGCTCTTTTCTTGTCTTCTAAAGAATACAAAGCATTTAAAGAATCTAAGATATAAATTACAGGTTTCGTTCCTTTTAAAGAATTTAAAATGTTTTGATAAAATTCTTCAGAAGTCAGAGAACATCCTGTAGGATTCTCTTTTGTTGGACTATTTGGAGATGTCAATCTGCCAGCCAGCTTACTTCCAAAGTTTCTTTCAATATCAAATTCACTGGCGACCTCTGCATCATCGTATATCAATTTATAATCATCGAAGTATGGATCGTTGGCTGCTTCTGCAAGAAGAGTTAGACATATAGCTGTCTTTCCTATTCCTTCTTTCCCATAAATGTTAATAAATTTTCCAATCTTAAAACCTCCGGGCAATCGGTCTGCAAGACGATAATCTAACAAAGGGGAACTGGTTGATAAGTATACACTATCGGAATTATCGGAACTTTCTTCCTTACTCAGTCTATCCTCAATAGAGTCTTTCAATGAGTTTTTCTTTTTGGACACGAGCACCTCCAAATAGGATTGCACCGGAGATAAAACATCTCCGGTGCAGGGATTATTAATTATTCTTCCATAATTTCTTCTCTCTTATCATCACACTCAGACCACATCTCACACTCCTCACACTCATCATACCTGCCATGATCTGTACCAAACTCAAATCCATGAGGACAGGTATCATCTCCTTCTTCTTCTGAACCTTCTTCTTCAAAATCAAGATTATCAAGAACAGCTTCTCTAAGATCTTCAACTTTCCGGAACTGTTTAGGATTAATGGGAAGTTCATATTCCTTAATAACTTTGATCAAATCAGCTCTCTTCATTTCTTTGATTTGATCTTCAGTAACGCCTTCCTCCTCCTCAGCCATTTCTTCAGTATGTATGTCATGTTCCGGCTCAACGTCAATTACCCTTGTGTCTTTGAAATTTGTGTCATCAATATCGTCTTCTGTTTCGACAGTAGATTCTTCTTGTTCAGGTTCAGGTTCTTGTTCAGGCCCTTTTTCAGGCCCTTTTTTTACTTTGTCTTTTTTAGGAGCAGGTTTTTTCTTTTCCTCTTTCTGCTCCTCCATTGCGTCCTGAACATAATCACTGTCACAATCGTACAATACTCGTTCAAGAGCTTCATAAGATAAAACATTTAACACTTCATCCAAACTATAGGCAGTTGCAAGAGCTGATTTTGGAATAGCTTTTTCTCTTTCTAAAAAATCAATCCGGTTTGCTTTCTTGAATGGACGTCCCATAAAAGACTCTTTATCAAATCTTACTCGAAGGCTATGACCTTTGTCGGGCAGGAAAAAATCCACATATTTTTCTGCAATAAAATCATCTGCCATCTCTTTGTCTAATTGAGCACCAAAGTTGTTATAGGCAACCTCCCACAATAAAACCTTCTTGGAGCCTTCAGGAAGTATGTTATAAAGCTCTCTATCTCTTGCTTTCAAATCTTTAACTTCATCAGGATCGACACCATTTTTGAGCAGAGTTGCATACAATTCACAAATTGGGCAAGGTTTTCCAATGGACCTGAGACAGACAAAACTTCTGTATTTTCCATCAATTGTTAGAACATGAAGTTTAAATGGCCTTCTATGATATATCATTCCAGGTTCAGCTCCTTCTGGATGATTATCAGAAGTTACTTCATACCCAATAATATCAAACACCATTCCAGAATTTGTTGTTCGTGGAGAAAAGAAATCATCTTCATTATATTTAACTTTTAAAGGACCAACTGTCTGTTTGGCCACCGCTTCTTTTGCTCTTTTTCGAATAAGGTCTCTTACACTTTTACCCATAATACTATTTCTCCTTTTTTAAAGTTTTTGATGTCTTCTTGATATTTTTTGTTGCCTTTTTCTTTGTTACATCCTGTCTTTTTCTCTCAGTTAGAGAGTAATAACCAAAACCAAACAATTTTTCTAATCCTTTTATTGCGTCACGTTTATGTTCCAGAGCACTGACAATATTTGATGCCTGATGATATTCATATTTCGCCTCCAGATATTTTTCCATCACCTCCTTATAATCATCTTGTAAAATTGTAAGATGGTCTAATAAAGTCTCTGTAAATTTGTCCAATCCAAAATCTTTAGGTTTTCTTTTCCGGAGTTCTAAATTAACTTTAGCTTTTGTTTCTGAAACAAGTTCCTTGTAAGCGTCCATTTTTTTTCTGGCTTCAGCCATCTGTTTGAGATAATAATCTACCTCATCAGAATGGAGTTCCCATTCCTCATCCAGTTTATACTTATCTGGCTTGAGGATTCTGTTAAGATTCCTCATACTATTTCTCCTTATGAGTTTATGCATTTAAAGCAGGCAAGTGTTAATCCTGCTTTTCCGGAATGATAGAAAGGCTCTTCAAATTCTTCAATTATTATTGCAGCGTTCGGATTTCCTGAATTTAACAAGACAGCATTCATGTAGTTCAGAGTGTTAATTCTGACAGTCTCAGGTGAGGTATTTAAAGATTTTAAAATAACAGATACTTGTTTCCATTTCTTGTTTCCAAGAAGAGCTTGCCATAGTTGTTTAAGCTCTGATTGTTCTGATTCAATAACTTCTTTTAGTTTATTTATATCTTTTTCCGGAACACTGATAACTTTATCTAATAATACCAAAGCCGTTCTGGTACTTCCTTCACATGATTCAACAATGTTTTTTAAAATTGTATTTGGTATTTTCTTGTCTTCTGATTTTACAATTTCTGAAAGAAGTTTAAACAAATCATTGTCTTCAAGAACTTCAAGTTGATAGCTATAACACCTGTCTTGTATTGTTGGAATGATCATTTGAGGCTCGGTTGTGCATAAAAAGATATAGACATGATTTGGTGGTTTCTCAAATGTAGTTAATAAAGAATTTGCAGCATCTTTTGTCATTTGGTGAGCTTCTTCAAGAATCCAGACTGATACATCTCCTAGTCTTGGTAATATATGAACATCTTCAATCAATTGTCGGGCAGAGTCAATACCTCTTTTGTCTGAATAATTAATTTCAGTTGCATCCGATGGATTACATCCTAAGAACTCACAACATATTCTGGCAAGTGTGGTTTTGCCAGTACCCTTTGGACCATGAAATAAATATAACTGAGGACGATTCTCCTTTCTGCTTAATAAAGACTTCAACGACATAACCGTCTGCTTATTTCCAATAAAACCATCAAATGTTTTTGGTCGGTGCTTGTTATAAAATTGCATTATTTCCCCTCATTTATGGTATCATAAAAAGAATAACTCCTGCCTCTTCAAATAAATTTTTTGTCATATCATCTGGATATTCCCCTTTGTAAATAACCTGACTTATTCCTGCATTTACTATTGTCTTTGCACAGGTAAAACAGGGAAGGTTTGTACAATAAAGATCAGATTCATTAATTGACGTTCCAAATTTTGCTGCTTGAGCTATTGCATTTACCTCAGCATGAGCAGCAAAACACCTGTCCAGCTTTTCTCCTGAAGGTATTTTGTTTTCTTCTCTCCAGCAATAATTCTGATCAGTACAATGAGAGCATCCGGATGCAGCACCATTATATCCTGTTGATAATATCCTGTTATCTTTTACAATGACACATCCAATCTGCCTTCTTATACAAGTCGATCTTGAAGCTACTGTTTTCGCAATCGTCATAAAATATTTATCCCAACTGGGACGTAGAGTTAAGTCGTTATTGGTGGTAGGATCCAGGAAAGATTTGGCAATCTTAATATGAGACATGGCCTCTCGAACTTTTTCATTATTGACTGCGTAAAACAGCAAGTTTCTGAAAGCCTGATCAAGTTGTTCTTCAATTTTGATTATTGTATTTTTATTAATCATCAATTGTATTAATCCCCCTTTCGTCATGTCCAATTGATCTAATTTGATATGATAAAAGCGTAAGACAGCACCAAGCTGCGTGAGCAAGATGATATGTGTTATATTTATGGCTCATATCATTACACTCGTCTTCATCAAAATCCTGTCCCCCCCAGAAGGAGTTTAGATGTCTTTGAAGTGCTGCATAAATACGCCCCCAATTCATGCCTTTTTCCCAGTTTCTATCCCCATATCTTCCAGCCCCTATGGTATAAATTTTAGCCAACTCTTCCAAAGCATCCGGTGGTATTAAATCAAACCTTAACTTCATACTATCAAACTTAACTGCTTCTTGTTTTTTATCTTCCTCGGTCATAGGGTTTTTTATTTCTGGAAATCCTGCCATTTCTTTTTCCCTCTCTTCTTTTTCATCTAAGTAATCAATTTTTTTTCTCCATACTACTCCTTTTAGATCACACATCAGGCTCTCCTCTATATTTTTCAAACAGTTTCTTATAAGACCAGGGCTGATTGACTTCACAAGTTTCAATTTCTATTTCGAAAGGTACATTTATCCAACTGAACTCCTTTAAAACATCATCAATCATAATTTTTTTAGACATAGATATGAACTCATTGAACTCTTTTTCATATACTTGAGCAAGCAAGCTGTCATGAGTTTCACCAATAAGTCTGGACTTCATTTTTCTGGATTTTAACTCATCATTCAATTTGATATATGCCCATAATAATATATGAAAAGCTGTACTTTGGATTTGATAATTCAAAGCATTGTTTCTGTCCATCCCTCCTGTGAAAAGAAATCCAAAGAAGGATTTCAAATAGCCTTGCTTTAAATACAGATTCCAAGTGTCAATTTTCCATTGGTTATAAACCTTGAATCTTCTACTCCAGAAATCTTCTTCAACTTCTTTGATATGATTTTCAAAATCATTATAATTTCTTATTCCATGTGATTTTAAATGTTTT